ATATCCACTATCATACTAGTATTATATGAAAAATTTCCGCAAAATCCAAAGTTATGCGTTAATATCTTTCGGAGCAATAAAATCGATGTCAGTATAATATTGAGTTGGATTTGTTAGTATCAAAGAAATACCTGGCATATTAAATTCCAATTGTGCAATTGCATTGATATTGTGTTCCGTTACGCCTGGAATAACAACGCCATTAATGGTCTCGGTTTGTAAGTTTCCGGTTATCTTCCATGTTAATTGCCCGGCTGTATATAAATTTGTATCAATTTTATTTATAGTCCAATCTGTATATTGTTGTTCATTTATTTCAATGGCAAAATTTTGATTAACGCATTTTAAAAAATATCTAGTAATAAAACCAGCTTTCCTGTCAGATTCTGTAATTACAGGATAATATACCGTAGGTGCGGTGAATTTAGTTTGTGTAGTTGTTAATTGTCGATATATGTGATTTGTAGTTAATTCAGATACAAACGGTATTAATTTTTGCGATGTATTTGGATTCCATGATGATTGTGTAAATGTTTCATCCGTTGTATATGTATGATATGGTCCTATGTATTCAACACCAGTTTCAGTCATCCATTCTGATCCAGTTGTATACAAATTGTTTGTTATTTGATTGGGTGTATAGTGTAATCGACGTCTCATATTATTCTTTAATTCTTATTCTAGGATTACATTTAATTGTAGTTGTCCATTCTCCTTCATTGGAAACTTTGTGTTCAATTCCCAATATAGTAAATACAAATGCTTCTGTATATCGTTTCGGCAATCCATCAAAATTCAATACGTCGCCAAATTTGAAGCCGTTAATACCATCAATCGTAAAGTCTAATTCCATTGGAAATATTGATTTATTAGTTCCTATAGATTCGGCAATGTCTGGCGTAAAATATGAAACATAACTTTCCAATTCTTTAATTAAATTTTCAACAGTTTTTGAGTCACTTGGACGTTGTGCAAACGTTTGTTTCAATCTAGCTAAACTATATTCATGTATGTAATATTCATTTTTCCATGCTTCTGCTAATTCTTTTTTTGTTTCAGCATCTGCGTAAATATATGGATTATATGCAACTTGACGTTGAGTTCCAGTTTTAAATGAATCAATACCAAATATCATGTTTTTTACGCTGTTTGGTACATTTGATGTCAATGAAAATTCTCTAACAACAGATCTTCCTGTTTTCGTGGCAAACACTGGTAATGTGAATTCGTTGACAACAGCTGTTGTTGTTATGAAATTTACATCATAATAAATTAATGCATCGTAAATTATTGGATCCTGAATCAATGCCATATTAATTGCGCCACCCGTATTCTTTTTTATCTCTTTGCCAAGTTCAATTAAGAATCGTTTGATAGTTGGGTCGTCATCAATGGTTTTAATGATTTCAGGTAATATATCGAGATTAATGTAAATTCTAGATGGGAATGAGTGTGTTACACCCGTTTCAATTGAAGAAAATCCATCAGTTTTTACATCTTTTATATTAGGAAACATTCTTAAAGTAGGTGGTGGTATTATCAGATCGGCACCAGACGCTGCATCTGCTACGTCAAATTTATATATATCATGACTCAAATTCGATTTTCCGCGCCACAATAAAATATTCATTGGGTTGGCCGAAACTAATCGTTCATAATAATTACTTTTACACAACTTGTCGCTGCAATTAATTTTTGCACCAACTTGTTCTGTTAATTTTGTATTAATATGTTGTATTAAATATCCTAATGATATCATACGTATAGGTTTGGGTTTTGAACTTCCAATGATATATGGAATTCCTATCAATATGCTCTGGTCTGTTGTTTTTGCAACTAAATGTTCGAACTCTGATATGTTATCTTTATTATAAGATGCGATGATAGAATCAACTTCTTCATTCAATGATGTATATAAACTTTGAATTTGATTGGTTGGTCGTTGTCCTGTAGCAGTTGTTGTTTTTTTATTATTCATGTAAACTTGAATATCTGCATACGTATTGCTAGTACCAATAGCTTCAATTGTTACTGTTAATGAACCATCAGAGTTGTATGAAAATGAAAATGTTGAAATTCTTCCTTGAAAATACAATTTATTCATTTTTCGCAAATCAGTTGCATCTGTATTTGGATACAATGTTTTCAATATGCCTGTCGACGGCAGTTTATCATCTTCTAATACGCCATCAGTCAATAAAGCATTATCCGGATGTATTATTGATACTTTTATGTATCGACCTGGTTTACAATATATGTTTTCAATGCCAAATTCGCCATCCATATCTAATGCATCTGGAACTAAAATTGTGATATTTGCTTTGTTAATATAAGATTTAGATTGATCATTAATTGCAATGCTTACATCAGTAATTACCGGCGGTATTCTGTGTGATACTCGAGTTTCGTCGTTTAAAAATCCAGACGGTCCGCTAGGCATATATGCTCCCGTACGTACCGTGTTACCGCCCAACGTTCCAAATCCAGACATTGGTACAGTTTCTTTAGTTGGCTTGGTATCATATGCATCTAATTGTACATTTGCTATTTTTCCAACCATGAAATCAATATCAGCTGACGTACGATTAACAGTACCAGCTGTACCCCGTGCAATAAGTTCTCGTTGAACTGATCTATTTACTTGTGAATAAAATATCGTACTCATCTAGTTGTATTTGTTTTTTCTGTTTGTTGTTGCATGTTAGATTGTGCTGGTATTCTCAATCTGCTATTTGTTGGAACATATAACGAACCTTTACCTAAACCATTTGCTGCAGCAATTACATACCATAATGTGGCATCATTGTAAAAACGATGTGCTAATAAATCTAAACGTTCGATTGATGTAGTTTGTATGTACACATCATCTACGTTGATATATGGTACCGGTGTTATTACGGTTGAAAGCTTTCGTTTTTCGTTATAGTCTTTAATAATTGTTGCAGTTTCGTTTCTGTTCATAATTAACGTTTTCAAATTGGTTTAGAAAATATTGTTTTTAATAGGTTGTCTTGTTCTAACTTAATATTATCTTGTTCAGCATTAGCATTTCGTCGTTCAATTGCAATATTTGAAGCATTTGTGCCAAAATCACTCAACCAATTATCTCCGCCTTCTTTCGGCTGCGCAGTTTCCGTAGCAAATTGTTTAGCCAATGTATACATTTTACCGTTTTTCTCTGGCAAATAATCTGTAATTACATTTAATCCCATTGATACTGAAATTTTATGAGGAGCTTGCATCATGGTTGGATCATCTTCTATGTTAATCTCCCATGTTGTATCTGCATCCGCTAATGTATATGATAATGAATTTATAAGTACTGGTTGTTGAACTAATAAGTCGCCAATTGTCATTCGCATCCATGGTGATTTCATTGCAATTGAATTTATGCTATATTCTGGCGTAGTATATGATGCTAATGCATTTAATTTTCTATAAATTGGTTTCATTTCATCTCGACTCGTTGCATATACCGTAAATGATAAACTAACTTCACGACTATATCCAGTATATGTATAATTAGGATCGGCACGACCTATCATTTGAACTGCATTCCAACTTGGCGAATGTGTATCAGTAAATGAATCGATTGCGACACGAAATACGATAATGTCATCAACGGCATCTGGTACGCCGTTTTGCAGTTTAGGACCGGTAAAATAAAATTTTATGAAATCTTTAGTTAAATCCGTTGCATCAACAAAATTATTCCATTTTTCAGCTCCAGGAAAGAATGGAGTTTTCCATTGATAGACTGCCGACAATTTTCGTTTACTATAATCAATTACGTTGATTTTATCTCCGCGGAATTCTGTTGTTAGTTCTATAGGATTTTTTGTTAATACCCATTTTCCTTTAGTTTTGCCATCCGGACTTCCTAATTTCCATGTAGTTGCTACATTGCTTCGAATTGTGAAATCGCGATGTGCTGCGTTTGGTTCACCGTGATTTCCCCAACCATATATGGATTCTAAATTAAACAATGTATATGCGCCACCGGGTGCGGCAGATGCAGCTGCATACGCAATTCCTACTACACTTCCTTTGGCATCTAAATTTCTAATACCACGGGTTGCGGCAGATGCGCCATCTAATCTAACATTGTTAATGCTAAATGTTGATCCTTTGAAAGCCCGGAAATCTTTGTATTTAGTAATCGACCAATTTTCTAGTTGCGACAATCGAGTAAATGGCATAACCGAATATGGTTGTCCCATGTTTTCAGTACGCGTATCGGTACCAGTTTTGCCTTTAAATGCAGTTGATATAAACGCTCCTGCAAATTGTTGAGTTAATGGATTACCTAAAAATGAAGTTGCACCCATTATTGCATTTCTCGTAACATTGGAAAATATAGCACCGGGGTTTGTGTTACCAACATTGCTAGTAATATCTAATCGATTAGGATATGTAAATCCTGCAGGAATTATTGTCGGGTCTTCATTGTTAATAAGTACCGGTTGCGTTCCTTGCACGGGACGTAATGCTGTGCCATAATCATTGGATCCTCCGATGCTGTCCGTTAAGTATACAGTGTTGGGAGTTTCATAGTTTTCGACGTTTCCAATTGGAAACACTGTGAATCCGTACGGCGCTTTATATGTATATGGCTTGTTAAATATATATAGCATAAGTTTCCTTGTTAAGCATTAAGTCGTTGACCTTGTCGTATTGTTAATTGAGATTGTATTTTATCTCCATCGAATATATTTGTTACATGAAAACTCATTGCTTGCAATGCCGCAATAATTGCTGCGGTATCGCTTCCTCGTTTACTTGCAACTGCTGATCTGGCATTTGGCATTGCAATTATGTCATCTTTAGGATTCAATTCAAATGAACCCAACGGCCCAGAGACATAGTTTTTTCCGCCAGCTGGTATAAATAAATCGTTCATTTGTTTTGATGTTGTACCGTCAGTAATCGTTTCACCTGGGCCTGCAGTTGCTAATGTTTTTAAATTGGTTATAAAAGCATCAATTGTTGATATAACACCACCTGCACCAAGTAATACTTTTATTACTTCGGCATCATTCAATTTTTCGATAACCTTACTTGACAAGTTAATTGCAGTTGTTGTTTGTTTCGTTAAACCGTCAGCTAATTTCATTACCTGAACAACTTGATCCGTTTCGTCTTTGTCTATAGATTTAGCATATTCAGTCTGAAACTTATCGCTTTGTTTCTCTGCTTCAGATAATTTATTAGCTAAAAATAATTCTTCTTCAAGAATAGTTAAATTATCTTTACCTGCTTCGCGTCTTAATGCATTTTCGTATTCGATAACATCAGCAATGTCTTTTTGGTTTTCAGATTGTACGACGCCGGCGTCTTTTTCAAGTCTACCATTAATTTTTAATTGCGAATACATTCTTAACAATTCATCGTTTGAAAATCCTAATGCTTCAGCTGATTTTTGTAAAAGATATGGATTACGTTTCATTTCCTCGCCGTTAGCTTTTAAATATGTTGTTAATTCTTCGGTAAGCGCAAGACCATCCCCTTCTAACCTAGCTTTTTGTATTGCTGCAACGTTTAGATCTTTAGCTCCTAATATTTGTAATTCTATTTCGTTGCCGATAGCTTGTTCTACATCCAAAAATCCGGTACCAGTACTTAATACTTTGCTTAGTTCAATTCCTAATTTTTTTGCGTTTAATATTGCCCCGGATAGATTACCTATTCCTTTTTGACCAAAAACTGCTGCTGTTTCTGCATCTAAATTACCAATTCCTTCCTTAATATCAGTAAATGCGCCTTCATATGAACCTCGTAAGTTTTCTGAAAATGTAGCAATTTGTTCATCTAAGTTATTAAAATTAGTAGCAGCTGCACCTGACAGTAATGCTTGATTTTGAATAAATCCTGCGGTTACTTCAGCACTTAAACCTAATTTATTTCGCATTTGATCGGCTTGTCGCATTACTTCTCGTCCGTAACCGGTTGCATCTTTTAAATATGCAGCTTGTGCTGGAAATACTTTTTTTAATTCACCTGCATATGTTTTTAATTTATCGGTATTAACGCCTAATGATATTCCTAATTTATCAAATCCTTTGCTTAATTGCGCAGCACGCATCGTAGTTACATTGAATGATTCTGATAATTTTCTATTTCGTTTTTCTAGAATATTAACTTTTTCATATGCATTTATTACTACATCTTCAACTTGTTTGAATCCTGATGCACGTACGACATCTTTCCCACCAGTTTCAAACGATGCGTATACATCTTCTGATAATTTTTTTAATAGTTTTAACGCGTCTATTGCGCCTTGTGGGTCTACGCCATGGCGTGGTTTTTGTTTTAATTTTGCAATAAGACGTATTTGATTCATAAATCGTTCCATTTTATATAAATATTTACAATGGAGATTTTACGATTCTAGGTTTTTTTGTATTAGCCGCTTTTGAACGTTGTTGTTCGATCTCTGCTAATTTCTCATCTTGCATTTTATTTATTTTGCTAATCCAAAATCTTCTAATATGCACTGGCATTGTATATATAGTATCCCAATCCCAACGACCTGCACCGAACCAAATTAAATTAAAAATGCTTTCATGTAAAGCTACTCGGTCTTCTGGCTTAAAACCAAAAAAAGTCGGTGTTAATTGGAAACCTAGCATTGAAGGCGCCTCCATCTTCGCCTTCAAATTCATAGTTTAAATCTAAATCCGGGATATTATTTGTTACATATGTTCTGAATTTTTTCGAATCAATAGCAAAAAATTCATATCGTATGAAATCTTTAATATATTCTAATTTACGAGAATCATTAACTTGAGTAATTGCATGTTCTAGAAATTCAGACAATTTTAAGTTTTCACCATCACTTGTAGATAAAAATCTAAATTTTAATAAAGTTCCATTATCTAATTTATAGTCAAATTCACCATTATCATCGGATTGCAATTCAAATGTAGTAGGTATTAATTTTGTTAAATCAACAACGCGATTCAAATTAGTACCAGTTTTTGGATCGACAACTACAACCGGATAATCTTTACCATAACTCACAATACGTGCGGCAATAATTAATCCGTTTTTGTCAATTTTAGCAATAGTAGAATAATCAACTGGGGTTACAATCAAAGCTTCCAGAAGTTTATCTAATACAACTCCTTCTCGCATATATGATGGATTAGTTAAAATATCTTCATCATATGCTGTCATGTATCGCATTTCAATCTTACCGCTTCGTAGTGGATGATCTTTTGGATACACCATACCGTTACTTACTAACGTGAAAATTTCCGATGGAATACTTTTTTGTTTTTGTGATTCGTACTGTTGTTTTGCTAATTGTATCAGCGTTTGATCTGAAACTCTATCTGTCATTCCTGCCATTTTAAATCCTTATAACTTTATTATAAATATTGCGAACATAAAAAATGGGAGCACGTAATGCCCCCAATTCTGTTTGTGAATATTAATATTGATGTATTGCGTAATCGTATTTCAATGTTAATTCAATTGTTACAGCTTCTTCTGTACCCCAATCCATTTGACCGAAATTTGCATCAGATATAAATGTACCTTTCAATGTCCAGTTTTCAATTTTTTCACCTAAACCAGATAATGCATAAAATTCAATGTCTCTTTTATAATCAGATGAATATCCATCTCGACCTGTCAATGATTCGTGATGTAAACGTATCCATTCCATTACTGATTGTGCACCCTCGCTAGTAATTGGATCGTACAATGTGATTGATACATCACTCCATCTAGATTTTCCTTTAACTTTACGATCAATGTTTATGTGATCTAGTACGATTTCACCATTTGTGATAGTTGGGCGTGCTGCAGCTTTTACTAAATATGCTGGGATATTAGTACCTGCCAATTGCATTATAAAACGATTAGCATATTTCGGTTCCCACGTAAACGCACTATTAAATAAATCAAATTGACTGATATCCGGTAAGGTTGGTGTTAATGGCATTTTTATTATCCTTTATTTTTTATATAAATATAAGTACAGTAAAAAAGGTAGAACCGAAGTCCTACCTTATTCGTAAAGTTTACAATTTCAATTATGATGTAAAACTAGCACCAGTTGGTTGAATATTGAAATCTAAAATAATAAATTCAGCCGTACGAGTTGGTTGAAGTAAAATTTGACCGTATAAAATATTTTGATCTATTAAATCCGATGTGTTATTCGTTTGATCCATTATCACTTTGAATTGTGAAATACCTTGTTTCGCTTTTACTTGATCCAAATACGGATTAACTATGCTTGTAAATCTCAATCTAGTTGCATCTGTATTTTGTTCGAATACCAAATAACGAGTTGATGATGCAATAAATTTCTTAACCGCAATTAATAATCTACGTACATTTACTCGGTCTAATGCACTTGGTCTAGCCTGCAATGTCTTTTGACCCCAAATAACTTGTCCTTCGTTAGGAAAGTTTGCAATAGGATTAACACGTGCTTCATACAATGTATCTCGCATAGTTTGTGATAAATTCATATATGTATCAGATACGCTAGTTAAACCACCTCGAGTTAAACCTGCTGGTGCCCACCATGGCGCTGCTACTTTGTCATTGAATGCCAATACTCCTGGAACTACAACACTAGGCGGTACCCATAATGGAACATTTTTTGCTGGATTGATGATTCTTACCCATGGCCAATATGTTGATGTATAATTGCTATCCAATGTTGTTACTTGAGATACAACTGCAGTCAATGAATCCGTTAATGCATTTGAATCCATTACATAAAATGTATCTTGACGAGTTTCGCATAAATTACGTGCTGCACTAGTTATAACACTATGTAAACTATCAACAATACCCGGAGTAATCAACATGTTCATATCATAATAATCTGTATTTGCTAATAATGCAAATGCTTTGTTATATGTAATAGTTCCAGCTGAATTTGTTCCGGAACAATTAAATCCAAATGTGTTTGCAGCCGTAATATCTTTTCCGGAATATTTAGGTAAATTTGGACGAGCCCCATCAAATCCGCCTTGAAATCCAACAATAAATTTACGTGTTGACAATGCAACATTTGTAGCAAATGTTCCTGCCGTTAATGCAGATTCTAATGAACCAGAATAAGCAACGGCTGGGAATGCAGCTGCGGCATCTTGTGATACATTTCCAAGATAAAAATCTGAATTGCTTCCTGTATTTGAGCCTGATGTTGGTATTGCTGCTAAATAATTCAAATTGTTTACATTTGCAAAATCAAATCCGAAATAATTATTTGCTGCCCATGTTGTTTGAACTTGAGTTGTTAAATACGACGTAGCATTCAAGTTTAACGATCCAGATG